TCGTAGCGTGCTGAACTTGGCCAGTGCGCCAGCCTCAACGGCCGCGCCAAACGTGAGGCAAGCCACGGCCGACACGATGATGAGCGCTCCCATTGCGGCATGCATCTCAGATCCATCCGCAGTCATCGCGCGTGTGGCCGTTGTCGACGTGCTGCCTCGCGGCATCGCACTGCGAGTAGTCCGGGGAGGCAACAGGCGAGACGCCTAGATCCTCGACGGTCACGGTCGTCGTGGGGTCGACGGGCGTCATCCCGTCCGATGCCAGGATGGACACGAGATCTGCCACGGCGACGTCACGGGACACGCCAACGTACTCCCGCCGGTACTCGTTGCCGTCGACGTCAGACACGGTCACGGCGTAGTGCTCTGGACAGCACGGGCAAGCTCCGCAGCACTCCCCGTTGTCGCATCCGCCGCAGTCCTGGTCGCTCGGCTGGTCGTTCACATCGATGACGCTGCCACCGCGGTGGAGCACGGTGGGACGCTCCGGGGGAGCTGCCAGTGCCCAAGCTTGGGCCGTGCCCTGCCAGACGTCGTCAGCCTCGCGGCCGAGATCCACGGCGAAGAGCACGCCGATGTCTGTCTGTTGCGTCTCGACAATGACTCCGGTGGATCCGTCGAGCAGTCGCCGGACATGCGTCCCGACTGGTGTGCTGGTGGGGATGCTCATGACGCACGCGCCAGAAGGAAGGCCGTACGGTCACCCGCTGGCGAGACCTTTGTGCCACGCCTGTCCACGGTGGGGAGCGTGGCAGCGTAGTCGGTGGCGGCCTCGCGGGTGGCGAAGCTGGCGTGCTCAATCCAGCGCTGCCGCTCGGATGACCAGACTTCTACGGTGTAACGGCTGGTGTCGCTCATGATGTCCTGTCCTCTCGTGTGTGTGTGTTGCAGTGCCAGTAGGCGCCTCGCACTGGTGCCATGTCTAGGTGCTAAGTCATGATCGTTACCGAACCGTTACCTTCCCCCGCGGCAGCTCCTGGCAGCTCGGCTGCCCTGCTGCCCTGGTGTGCGCTGTCCTGGTTGGCAGCGCTCCTGCTGCCTGGTGTGCTACCTGGTTGCGTTGTTGCATTGGCCATTGTTGATATGCAACAAACATTGTTGGCCATTAGCGCGCGCTATTGGGAATGGTGGAGAATCACTAGACAAGGGTGAACGGCCGCATTACTAGATGGTTAGCGGCCGCATTCCCATGGTGTTAGTGGAATGCGCAGGAATAGGTGCGGGTTTGGCGACAAACCCTCCGGGGAGGCGCCGCGGAGGCGCCATTGTGCACCAGGCGGAGGCCTCCCCGCTGCCGCGGAGAGTGTATGACCCACCCTTTTTTAACCCGCGCGCCATATACTTACCTTGTCCCTCTCCGCGAAAATCTGGCTGGATCAGGGGGGTGTCTACGGTGAGACAGCCGTCTCAGTATATGGACAGCCTACTGTATAACCCCTGGTCAGAGGCCGTGTGACGAAGGTCACACAGGCCCTAGCCGATACGACCTTCGAAATTGCCCCTTGTACTTAGTGAGGGAGGGAGCGAAGCGACCGACCGAACGCTAGTGGTTCTACTGGGGTCTCTCGCTAGGGCTCGAGCCCCTTAGGGATCGAGACCCGTTAGTAGCTACTAACCCCCCTCTGCCTTTCCCTCGCTTCGCTCGGTCAAGGCATCTCCCCCCATCCATTCCTGGTCGAGGCTATTCCCACGTCGCGGTATCTAGAGCCCCGGCAAACGCTCCCCCGTGGGAGCCTCCCAGGTTCCTCCCCCTGTGATTAGCAGGATTCCACTCCGAAAAGGGCCATTGAATTGACGCAGAAGAGGGTCACGCTGACCATTCGCGCGGCCAAGGAAAAGACCCTCGAGGGAATTGAAAAAGGCCTCACTGTTCAATCCGCATTGGACGTCGCTGGGCGGTCGTACAAGACCTACGAGGAGTGGCGCCGCAACGACCCGGACTTCAAGGCCCGGGCCGACCAGGCCAAGATCCTCGGCAAGGTCCAAGGCAAAAGGAACGTCGAGGCCGGCGTACGGATGCCGTTCGAGGAGTGGCGTCTCAAGTACCTGGGCCAGAAGACGTTCACCCACCAGCTCCAGTGGATCGACCTGTTGGAGGGGCGCACGCCCCGCGACTTGCATCCGGCTCAGACGTTCGAGCCGGGCTCGAGCCGGAACAGGATCTTGATCAACTGTCCCCCGTTCCACGCGAAGTCGATGACGATCACGATCGACTACGTCACGTACCGCCTCTGCATGGACCCGTCCTTCCGGGTGATCATCATCTCGGAGGGTCAGCGTCTGGCGAAGGACTTCCTGCACGGCATCAAGCAGCGTCTGACCCACCCCAACTACATCGAGCTACAGAAGGCGTACGCCCCGGAGGGCGGCTGGAAGAGCACCGCGGGTGCGTGGGCCGCTGACCGGATCTACCTCGACCCCACCGCCGGCGACGGCTCCGAGAAAGACCCGAACGTCCAGGCCCTGGGTTGGCGCGGTCAGGTGTACGGCTCCCGTACCGACATGATCATCACCGACGACGTGGTGGCCCACAAGAACGTCCGCCAGTGGGAGGAGATGCTCGGATGGCTCAAGCGCGAGGTGGCATCCCGTTTGGAACCCACCGGGAAGTTTCTTGTCGTTGGCACCCGAGTCGCCCCAGTCGACCTGTACTCGGAGCTGATCAATCCCGAGCACTACGCGAGTGGCAAGACACCCTGGACCTACCTGGCGAGCCCAGCGATCCTCGAGGAGGGTCAGGCCGAGGACGGCAGTGACCACGTCACCTTGTGGCCGTACTCGGACAAGGGGTGGGGTTCCAACGTCGATGACGGCGACGAGTGTGTCTGCGGCACCATCGAGTGCCGCGAGGGCATCCTCCAGGAGGACGGAACCCGGCTGTACCCGCGCTGGGACGGACGCCACATCGAGCTGATCCCCCGAGCTGACAACACCCCGGCCGAGTTCGCCCTGATCTACCAGCAGTCCGCGGTCGGCGACAACGCCGTCTTCCCCGCCCACGCTCTCGCCAAGTGCACCAACCGCCAGCGGATCCCCGGCCGGCTGAACGCGAACCAGGTCGGTCACCCGGTCGGCGGGATGCACGGCCTCTACATCATCGGCGGCGTCGACCCGGCCGTTAAGGGTCACGCCGGCATCATCGTCCTGGCGCTGGACAAGGCCACCGGCAAGCGCTACATCCTCCAGGCTTGGAACATGCGGGCTCCCACCCCGCAGGAACTCAAGAACGAGATGTACCGGATCACCGAGAAGTACGGGGTCCAGGAGTGGCGGGTCGAGAAGACCGGCCTCCTCCAGTTCTTCACCCAAGACGCCGACCTCCGCAAGCACATGGCGGAGCGAGGGGTGCTCTTCAAGGAGCACCAGACAGGCACGAACAAGTGGGCCCCGGAGTGGGGCGTTGCGGCCATGGCCCCCCTGTTCGGAGTCTGGGATCGACAGACAGGTCCGCACGGCGAAACCACGTCAGACTGGCGCCCGATCGTAGACCCTCTGATCGAACTCCCACGAGCGGCCGGCAAGAACGGCCTCAAGGTGCTCATCCACCAGCTCACCATCTGGACGCCCGAGCTGGACCCCAGCAAGACCCCATGCGACTTGGTCATGGCGCTCTGGTTCGCAGAGTGCGGAGCCAAGGAGCAGATGAAGCGGGGCCAGGGGTCCAACGTCATCCCGTTCAAGTCATCCAAGAAGTACATGAGTCAGCGTTCGGCCGGCCGACGCTTCCAGGTCGTACAAGGCCAAGCCCAGTGACAGGAGATCCGCGTGGCGTATGAGTTCGATGCTCCACGCATCGTCAAGTTCGTTGAGCGCTTGCAGAACCAGAACGCCCGCAGGGACGTCACGGCCATGCAAGTGCTCCAGATCCGCGACGGTGACTACTCGGCGTTCGCCCAGCATCTCCCCGAAGAGTTCCCCCAGCCCCTCATCGCCAACCTGATCGACACCGCGGCCCGCGACATGGCCGAGTCTCAGGCCGCGATGCCGTCGTTCTCGTGCGGCTCCCCGACGACCACGAACGACACCGAGCGTAAGTTCTCCGACAAGCGGTCCAGGATCGCCCTGAGCTACGTGCAGCGCTCGCGGCTGGGCGCGAAGCGCGTGTCGGGCACCGACCGCTACAACACCCTCGGCTACATGATCTACGTCGTGGACGCGGTCTTCTCCGAGAAGGCCCCGATCATCCGCATCGTGGAGTGCCCCACGAGCTACTACACCCTCGACGGCCTCGGCCGCGTGAAGCACCTGGCCGAGGTCTACACGGCCCCCAAGCACGAGCTGGCGGCTCGCTTCCCCGAGTACGAGTCGGTGATCAAGTCCTACCGCGAGGAAGACCTCGACGTCATCCACTGGTACGACGAGAACTGCCAGGCCCTGATCCTCCGCAACTCCGGCGTCTGCCTGGTGAAGGTGCCCAACCCGATCTCGCGTACGCCGGCCGCGGTCGTCCAGCGTCCGTCGATCACGAGCACCCCGCACGGCCAGTTCGATGACGTGGTCTGGGTCCAGCTCGCCCGAGCGATCATCGCAAACTACACTATGGAGGCTCTGGATCAGGCAATTAACGCCCCGATCCAGTTCCCCTCCGACGTGCAGGAGGCGACCTTCGGCCCGACCGAGGCGATCGTCACGGACGGCGAGATCAAGCGGGTCCGGCTCGACCTCCCGCAGGGGATCTTCCCCGAGCAGCAGATGCTCCAGCTCGAGCAGATGCAGGGGTCGCGGTACCCGCAGGGCCGCTCCGGTTCGATCGACGCGAGCATCATCACCGGCAACGGAGTCGACGCCCTCAACGGCGTCTTCACGACCCAGATCCAGACGTTCCACCTCCTCGACACGATCGCGCTCACGGACATCATCTCCATGTGCTTCGAGATGGACGAGGCCCTCTGGCCCGACCTCGAGAAGACCATCCGGGTCCACGACGCCGGCAGCCCGTACGAGGTGAAGTACAAGCCCTCCCGCGACATCAAGGGCGACTACTCGGTCGACACGAGCTACGGTGCGGTGGCTGGCCTCGACGCCAACCGCGCGCTGGTCTTCCTCCTCCAGGGTCTCGCCGCCGGCGTGATCTCGAAGGAGACCGTGCAGCGGTTCCTCCCGGTCGACATCGACCCGGTCTCGGAGAAGCTCAAGATCGACCTCGAGCAGATGGACATGGCGTTGGGTGCAGCGATCGACGCGCTGCCGCAGGCCATCCCCGCGATGGCCATGCAGGGCGGCGACCCGGTCGACGTGATCCTCAAGTTCGCCATGGTGCGCGATGAGCGCCAGAAGGGACGTCCTCTCCATGAGGCCGTCAAGAAAGTGTTCGTGCCCAAGGAGCAGCCGGCAGCGCCGGCTGGGGCACCACCGCCGGCCGGCCCGCCAGGGGCGCCCGGTGCAGCTTCTCCCGAAGACCCCGCGTCAGCTCTCCTACAGAGCCTGACAGGGATGACGGCGGGTGGTCAGCCCAACATGCAGGCCAACGTCGTCCGTCAGCAACCAATCTGAAAGGAAGCCCCCCATGGGTGATTTTGGTAAGCAGGGTGGCAAGGCTGCTGCCCCTGTCAGTGAGCCGAAGAAGAGCGGCGCTCCGAAGACCGGATTCAGCTCGGCGCCGAAGTCCACTGGCGTCAACCCTGACAAGTCCGCCGGTACCCGCAACCACCGGCGCGGCTGGCAGAACTGAGCGTGAAGCGTCCCACTCGGGCCAAGGTCGGCTATCAGGTCTACACGATCGGGTGGCTGGACGAGTCCGAGTGGGAGGCTGCCGGCCTCCCCGACAACACGAACGGTGCGACCCGGCCCTCGCACGGCATCATCGCCATCCGCCTGGGCTTCAACCGCTCGGAGGAGTGGTACCGCGAGACCCTCGTCCACGAGCTGCTCCACGCATGCTTCGCCGTCTCGCGCATCGACGTCTACATGGACGACAAAGTCCTCGACGCTGAGGAGCTGGTCTGCAACACGCAGGCCCCGATGCTCCTCGCGTTGTTCCGCGAGAACCCCAAGGTTCTCCGCTACCTGACTGGAGAGTGACCAATGGCTGGTGAAGGTCGCGGTGGATACCGCAAGCCTGAACACCCCGCCGCGGTCTCTGGACCCGGCGCCCTCTCTGCTCGCACGGACGGTGGCCCCTCTGATGGCCAGGCCGTGCAGCGCATGCCCGACGCGAAGTACGGCGAAAGCCAGGCCTTCGAAGACATCCAGGGCGGAGCCCCCTTGGCGGACGCAGTCGCTGGCTTGGTCCCGCTCGGGGCCGAGACGCAAAGGCCCGGCGAGCCCGGCACCGCCGGCGCGAGCGCAGGGCCAGGCGTCGGGCCCCAGGCAGCGGGAATCCAGATGAGCGACGACGCGTCCGACTACAGCAACATGAAGCACCTCATCCCCGGCCTCGAGCTGATCGCCAACCTGCCTGGCTCGAACGCGTCCACGCGCACCTTCGTTCGGAAGTTGAAGTCGCTGGCGTGAGCATCTGGGATGACCTCAAGGACATCGGCGACGGCGTCAAGGACATGGCCTGGAACCAGGCTAAGTCGTTCACTGGCGTTGTCTACGCACCGGCTGGCCTGGTCTGGGATATCGCAACGAGTCCGAAGGACTTCCAGCGTGACCTCCTGACCGCCGGCGGGCGGGTCACCGACCCCTTGATGAACGACAACACCTTCACGGGTCGTGCCCTTGGGCCGGTCCTGGAGGGCGCCATGTGGGTGGGGCGCGAGGGCATCAGTGAGCCCGTCTCCACCCTGGCGCTACAGCTCGGCCACTCCGGCCGGGAGGGCACCGGCTTCCTCGGTGACTACTCGAACTTCTTCTCCGCCGACGACTGGTCGACAGCGTACGACCGGGCTCAGACCACCTCGATGGGTCAAGCCATCGTCCTGGGCATCGGCAGCGACGACGACCCCTTCGCTACGGAAGACCCGTACGAGGAGTGGGACTGGCACGAGAACCACCCCTTCCTGTCGTCGGTCTCGACCGGCACCCTGGACGCAGCCTTCACCTGGTACCTCGACCCGTTCGTGGTGGCCGGCAAGGGCGTGAAGGCAGCCAAGGCCCTCAGTGCTCGCCCGATCACGATCGAGGACGCCCGCGTGGGCATCCGCGAGACCATGGAGAAGGACGCCCGCAGCAAGGCGGGTGTCATCCCCTTCATCGACGGCGCCGGCCTCGGCACCCGCATGGACCGCCTGACGGGCACCGTCGAGGACGGTGTCTACAAGCCGGGCTGGCTCGAGGGCAAGACGGCGATGCAGATCCTCCACGGCTGGGTCGACCTCGACAAGATGCCCCGCGCGACCCAGGTCGCCAACCTCTTCGCCGAGACGAACAAGATCGAGAACGCCGCGGAGCGGATCAACACGCAACGCACGATCATGCAGGTTCTCCTGGGTGACCGGAAGGCGTTCAACGAACTCAAGGAGACCCGCAAGTCGATCTCCGACGTCCTCGAGAACATGGAGAAGGGCACCGTCAACGGGGCCCAGGCCGGTGTCATCTGGGATGACGCTGCGACCAAGCTCCCCCAGCTCTTCCCGGCTGGCTCGAAGGCTGAGAACATCGTCAAGGCCGAGGACCAGATCGCCAGCCTGCCTGCTCTCCAGAACGCCCTCCAGGCCGGCGAGCGTTGGGCCGGCGACCTCCAGGACGCCTACGGCACCCTGACCCACATCCCTCGCGCCACGAACCGTGGCGACCGGCGCCTCGCGCGCATGACCGAGGGCGCGGGCATGCTGCGCTCCGGCAAGGCGAACACGAAGATCGGCGCCGTCCTGGACCCGGAGACCGGGAAGACGGTCTCCAAGTACGACGACTTCCTCGACAGCGTCTTCTCGCGCCCGCTCGAGACCTTGTACCAGGCGAGCCCGAGCCGGATGCCGGTGCGGATGATCCACGGCCTCGTGGTCAACACGCTGCACGCCGGGCCGCGGTTCACCGACAGCTTCTCGAACCTGCGCCCGGAGTACGTCGTCAACGTCAACGACGCCGACGACACGTACCGGAACGTGGACGCCTACCTCCGCAAGGCCGGCATGGACGCCGAGACGCGCGCCAAGTTCGGCGACGAGCTGGCGAACGCGAACGAGCCGTACAAGCGCTACCTGGTCATCAAGCGAGCTGAGATCCGCGCGAAGCAGGAGCTGTTCCGCAAGTACGGTCTCGACCCCGACGACCCGGCAGTGGACGCCGTCCTCAGAGAGTCGTACCGCCGCGGTGAGCGCGCACGCAACGCGCTCCAGGCGTCGACTCAGGGCGCGGCCTACGCCGCCGTCGAAGAGGCCGGCGGCAGCATGCGGATGCACCAGATCAACTACATGCGGAAGAAGAATGGCGAGCCCCCGCTTGAGCACAACCTCCGCATCGACCAGATCGACAACGAGGGTGTCCCGACCGCGGTGCCGTTCCTCGACACCCAGGACATGAGCCTGGTGGCGATGATGCCGCTGGACGACCTGGACTACGTCCTCAAGCGCTACAACAACGTCTTCCGCGCCACGGCGCGCGCCCTCAAGGATGACCAGTCGGTCTCCGCGCTCAAGCGCGACGTCGGCGGGGCGCTCACCTTCGGCCTCCAGACGAAGGACCGCCTGTCGGACCTGATGCTCCCGATCCTCGACATGGTCAACCGGACGTGGAAGTTCTCGGTGCTGCTGCGCCTGGGGTACCTCCAGCGCGTCCTGCTGGATGACCACATGCGTATGGCTGCCGCGCACGGCGCGCACACGTTCGTGATGGGCATGAAGGAAGGGTCGACCCACTTCGCCTACAACAACACCATCCGCCCGTTCAAGAACCGTCAGCTCGAGCGGCAGCTCCGCACCGAGCTGGACGAGAAGCTGGACCACGTCGGCGACGACGCGAGCTTCGCCCTCAACCAAGAGGCGTGGGCCACGATCAAGAAGAACACCAAGCGTCTCGAGCAGACCGGTGCGAAGAAGCTCAAGTCCGCCAAGCGGATCAAGGAGCTGGAGGACGAGCGCGACGTCCTGTTGCAGATGCACCCGGAGGATCTCTCGAAGACCAAGGAAGAGATCGCCGAACTCGAGAAGGTACTGACCGACAAGACGTACCGGCTCGAGAAGGTCTACATGGGCGAGAACGGGACCGCCATCAAGATCGACGGCCAGGAGTACTGGCTGCCGGGCGCTTTCGAGGGCGACTACGGCCAGATCTTCAAGGGCCTGAACTCGTCCCGCGGCTCCTACATCCGCACCGTCGAGGGGTCCACCGACCGCCGCCAGGCGAACCTGGCCAAGTCGGGGTCGTACGAGACGATCGTGGCGAAGGAGAACCCCGAGCGCCACCTCCAGGCCTGGGCGTACGCCGTCAACTTCCATCTCCGCAACTCGGAGCTGGCGGACATCATCATCTAGGGCGGCACCGTCAAGGACGTCCGCCGGTTCCTGAGCACCCCCCGCGGGCGCGAGCTGCGCCGCAAGTTCCCCTGGAACGGCGGCAACCCCGACCGCTGGGCGCACGAGGTCGGCCGGATGGTCGACCAGTACCTGCCCCCGGAGATCCGGGCCATCGCGGCCGAGCGCCGCGTCAACGCCCACGACCTCCGTACGCTCGCCCCTGACGTCGATGCACGGCCGATGGTCCACGGCGCCAGCCTGGACGCGAACCTCGGGACGGGTCAGGTGGCGTTCAGCCTCAACGCCCCGATCAACAAGTTCTACAAGTGGATCGGCAACCGCAACGACCAGATGAGCCGCCACCCCCTGTTCATCAGCCTCTACAAGGAGGAGCAGGCGCGGCAGATGCTGCTCCGTCTGGACGAGGCCCGCAAGGCCGGGCGGAAGCTCGACCAGGACGACTTCGAGGTTGTGGCACACAACGCCCGCGAGCACGCTCGCAAGGGCGTCAACCGAGTCCTGTTCGACATGGCCGGCACCACCGAGATGGCGCACTTCATGCGCTTCATCGCCCCGTTCTTCGGGGCGTGGCAGGAGGGCCTGAACCGCTGGTGGCGGATCGTGTCCAAGGATCCCTCGGTCGCAGCTCGGTTCTTCATGCTGTTCGACGCACCCCGCAACCTCGGCATCGTGGTCGACTCCGAGACTGGCGAGCTGGTAGACCCCGGCTCCCCGATCTCCGACAAGCACATGATCCTGTTCCAGCTCCCGAAGGCGTGGGGCGGCAAGGATCCAGTCGAGGGCAAGGACGCCTACCAGACCAACTTCAAGGTCTCCGAGGCGAGCTTCAACCTGATCTTCCAGGGCGGTGGCCTCCTCAACCCAGGCTTCGGTCCCATGGTCCAGGTGCCTGTCAACCAGTATGCCGTGGCGCACGCTGACGACGGGAAGCTCCAGGAGTCGATCAAGGCGATCATGCCGTTCGGCACCGCCTCGGACCCGACGCAGCTCTTCCTGCCGGCGTCGGTACGCGCCGGCTGGACCGTCGCTTCGGCGAAGTTCTTCGGCCACCACTCGCGTCAGTACATCCAGATGCAGAACATGATCTGGCGTGACGACCTGGTGAAGTTCGAGCAGGAGCATGGGCGCCCGCCGACGACGACCGAGGCGAACAAGCTGATGAAGGAAGCCGGTCGCAAGACGACCGACATGGCGAGCCTCAAGTGGATCACCACGGTGACCTCGCCGGCTGCCGTCCAGATCCAGTCCGAGTTCGCTCCCCAGCTCTTCGCCTACCGCCGCCTGGCGGAGCAGGCGCGCGTGGAGAAGAAGCCTCCGTTCTGGGCCGACCAGCAGTTCATCGAGCAGTGGGGCGACGCGTTCTTCCCGCTGACCCAAAGCTCCAACCTGAACCGCGCAGGCCTGGGCTCGACCCAGGGCACGGTCGGTGCGATCAAGAGGTACCGCGGGACGTTGGACCTGATCGACCCGAGCCTCTACCGGATGGTCATCTCCGGCGAGGGTGAGGGCACGTACGACCAGACGTCGCGGAACTACCTCTACTCGACCCAGCTCCAGCCGGGCTCCGACGACACGTTCGTCGGCCAGGCGGATCCACGGGACGCCATGGAGAACACCCTCGTGGCGCAGGGCTGGGCGGACTACAACGCGATGACGAACAAGCTGAACGTCGATGCTCAGGCGCAGGGCTTCATCCACTACGCCGAGTCCGACTGGTACCTCGAGGCCAAGAAGCGCGGCCTCCAGGAGCTGGCAGCTCGCAACCCAACCTGGTACCAGGAGTACTCGACCTTCAACTCGGCCGAGTACGAGAAATCGGTCGAGGGGATGCGCGTCATCGCCGCGGACAAGAAGCTGCTCGCCAACCCGCGCCGTACGGACGTCAAGGTGCTCGGCGAGTACCTGTCGCTCCGTGACCAGATCACTGCCGTGCTCAAGGCACGCGGTGACGCCGGGGGCTCCTCGAGCCCCTCGGCCCAGTCCAACGCGGACGTGCTGCGTGTCTACACCCAGGCGGTGAACCGGATGGCGGAGTCGGACCTCTGGTTCGAGTCCTACATGTACGACGGCTTCATCGACCGTGACCCCTACTTGCTTGAGAACGTGACCCCGGAGGTGAGCGCTAGTGGCATCGCCTGATCGCGGCACTGGGGTACCCATCCCAGCAGAGCCGCTCCTCGACGGCCTGCGCTCGCCGCGCAGTCTGTCGCTGTTCACCCCTCCGGCTGCCGTTGACGGTGCCGTCTACAAGGCCGGCCGGGCCAACCCGCGCTCGGTCCTGGGCTCCATGATGCAGGCGGCGTTCCATGGCGGTGCGTACAGCGTGCAGGGGCCCCGGCAGCCGCAGTCGCCAGGGATGCTCGGTACGGACGCCGGCACCCTGACGGGTGAGCGAATCGACCCGCTGACGGGTGACCGTGTCGCGGGTGGCGCGACCAACATGGACGACGCGGTCTACATGGGCCGCGACGAGCACATCGAGACGTTCGACCGGGGTAACCCGGACCCGTCGTTCCGCCGCAAGACGATCACCGTGGGGACGGCACTGAACCTGCCCTACAACTGGTCCATCGAGAAGCGCGAAGACGTAGCGAAGAAGATGCGCTCGGCGGGCTTCTCGATCGGCGACCAGGGTGACACGTTCGGCGACATCCTCAAGACCTGGCAGTCGATGGTCGAGCGCGCCTCGCGCACGTACGTCCTGTCTGGTGGCCAGAACGCTGTCACGCCGTGGGACATGCTCTCGCTCTACAAGCGCGAGAACAAGGACGCCGGCATCCTCGATGCGGACGGCAATGTCGTCCAGGTCGAGAAGGTCAAGACGGTCAACGACCTGACCGAGGGTCAGGCGTGGAACATTCTCCGCCAGACCATGCAGGAGACCTTCGGTCGTGACCCGTCCGACGACGAGATCAGCGAGTTCCTGTCGGCTGCCAACGCAGACGCCGCGGCGAACCCGACCATGAGCACCCGGACGACGACGATCAACGAGGCCGGGCAGACCTCGGTAGCCGAGGACGTGACCAAGGGCGGGTATACCGCCGAGGACGCGCAGAAGGCTGCGTACGACGACATGAAAGACGACACGGAGTACGCCGAGTACCAGTCGGCCACCACCTACTTCAACGCTCTGGTGAGCGCCCTGGGTGAGGCGGCGGGAGCCTCCTGATGGCCTGGGACCAACAGCAGCTCGCTAACGCCCAGACGATCATCAGGGTCGGTCTCGGGTTGGGCATGAGCCGGCGGGACATCCGCATCGGGCTCATGGTCGCCCTCCAGGAGTCAGGGCTCCGCAACCTCGACTACGGCGACCGGGACTCACTGGGCATCTTCCAGCAGCGCCCGTCGCAGGGCTGGGGCACGCCGGACCAGGTGACGAACGCGGAGTACGCAGCGCAGAAGTTCTTCAACGCCCTCAAGGGTGTGAAGAACCGGGACGAGATGAGCTTGACGCTCGCCGGCCAGGCGGTCCAACGCTCGGCCTACCCGTACGCGTATGCGGACGACGCCGACGACGCAGCTCAGCTCCTCAAGCAGCTCGGCTTCTCGGGCGGCGGTGGACGGGATGACTTCCGTCAGCCGAAGGGCCAGAACATCATGGACCAGCTCGGTCCTGAGTTCAAGGCCATCACCCAGCCCACTGTCCCGGTGCCGATGTCGCAGCAGCTCGCCCCCACGGCGGACACCATCCTGGGTGCCGGGCCCGTCCTGGCGCCGATGGACTTCTCCGAGATCATGGCGCCCCAGTACGACACCGAGGACGCCTTCAAGCAGGTAGCCCGAGGGGGCCGCGGTGGCGGAGGCGCCACCGGTGACGCGGGCAAGATGCTCAAGTTCGCCAAGCGGTTCATCGGCACCCCGTACGTCTGGGGAGGCACCACACCGAGCGGCTTCGACTGCTCGGGGTTCACCCAGTACGTGTTCAAGAA